CGGCTGCGGCCACCAGCGGTCTTCCCATTCACCGAAGAGCCCCTTCAGCCGCATCATGTTCATTGACCAATTAAGTCCACCGTAAATTAACGGTATTATGTGATGGTTTACTTTACTTTCATGTATACATACTAGGCATGGAGGGCTATTAACTGGTAATAACTTAATCCTTCTGTACTCAGTAATTCTGAATGAGTAAAGCGCCTTGTCTATTCTTGGCCGCTGTGGGTTTGCGGCACCGATTAGTAATTTCAACTTAACTACGGGTGAAGAAAGATTGAAAAGTTTCCAGAACTGTGCGAGAAATATCACGCTACGAGTGACTTCGTGTTTATCCCACCCATATCCAAAGGGGAATATTGGTTCCTCTAGTTCTATAAATTCCACAAGTTATTCCTTCTCGATGATCCTGGCAGCGAATCCCTTGCTTTGAAGGAACTCTACGAAATACGGTGGGTGCATCCGAGTCTCTGCTACCGGCAATCTCTTTCTTGCTCCCATCTTAATTGCTATAACCGTGCCGTGATAATCGAGAAAAGTTTCATCCCCCGCGAATGCGGGGGGTAGGGGGGTCTTGTAGTTCTCTCTCAAACTACTACTCTTATTGAATTGACAGTTTTCGGTCACGCCATTGACAGTTCTCTGTCGATCATGACTGACAGTATTATGTCGATGGCTACCGTGGAAAAGATGCTGCTGCTTCGGGAACCACTTTTTAGGTTTCATGATCTCAATTCGGAGCATCTTGTAGTTGGTGTGGATGACGCGGACGTAATTGTGAAGGCGTAACCTGTCGAGCCAGAATCGAATGCGACGCTCAGAGAAACCGCTTCGCTTAGATATTTCGGCGTAGGTTAGCGCGGCGCCACCTAAGACGAAACCAGTTCTTTGTGTTTCACAGCGGATGCACCATAGAAACATCCATACAGCGTTTCCCATTGCTCGTTCGTGTTTTGGATCGAGTAGACCATCTTGGATTCCTATATTCATTCGGACACACCCCTAGCGTGAGTTGTCCAGTAAGTTTTTGATTGGGACGTTTCTGGTAGGTCCCGTCCTTGACCAGTTCTTTTTCGCTAGCACCCGGCATCGGTTCCCTAACTAAAGCGATAGGGGCGGTTGCAAGCCGCCCCTGAGAACTGACGTAGACGGGTACTGGGACTACTGTATCAATAGTTTTACTCTTGTCAAGGAAAATAATTTGACATTGTACGTACACTGTGCGAAAGTCTGGTTGTGAAAGTACAAGTTCAAATTCGAGTTGAGCCAAAAGACCTGAAGCTTTGGAAGAAAACGGCGAAAGAGTTGCGGCTCACTCTCTCCCAGTTTATCCGCACTCAGGTTCACCGCTTCTTCAGGAAGCCGATACCCGGAGACGAGGAGCTGGGATGATTCGCTTCTTTGGCTGCATGTTCATGGGCTTGATTGTGTACGCGGGTGTTATTCTAGTCGCTCTCTTGTGGGATTGGAGTAAGTTTAAGGACATCCATCCGCGTGAAGACTTGCGTGAACTTTGGAATATTTCGGTAGGTGCCGAGTGATTTGGTTCTATCTCTTTCTCTACTACGTGGGACCGCTGGCGGGAGCGGCAGTGATTTTGTGGTGCGGCGTGCGGATCGTGCGCCATGCGTGGAAGGCGTGACCCTTGAGCTATCCGCCGCTGTACTTCACGCTCACAAACAGATTGAATGGCAAGTACGAGTATGGGCAAGAGATGGAAAGTGAGGACGCCGCGCAGTGGGCTAAATGGATTAGGGATTTCGTTTTAAACAAAAGCGAGTACAAAGTGGAAAACAGGGAACGATGGCACAAATTTTGCGGAGAGCATCCAGGTGATCTAGCTGCTAGTTTCGTAGCGGGGGAATTAGGGGCGGGCGTGGAAGGCGTGAGATGAGCGACAACGAGAGACTCTTAAAGCGCTCGTGGGTTCCTTGGTGGCTTTGGCGGTGGGTGGCAAGTCCAGAAAAACTGGCTACTTTATTTTTGCGCGATGGCAGCCGCGTGCACTATTACGAAGGGCGACTGTACATTTCAGAGCAGCAATTAGAAAATAAGCTCATCGTCATAAGTTCCGATGTGTTCGACGGAGATTACGAATTGTCGGGATATGGACCGGGCGCGGCGGGCGGGGCGACGAAAGGGAAGGACGGCGATGCTGGGCGATAACGGACTAGCTTTCTTCTTGGAAGCTGTAGTGGCCTGCCCTATTTGTGGTGTTCATCTAATGCGCGACAGAATTGGCATGAGTCCAGTTCTAAGGCACGGGCCAAATTACGGCCAGTTCGCTTGTCAAAACGCTAACAAATTGTATGAGGCGATCACGATTGCACTTAGGAAAGTAGACCAACCATCTGAACCATTCCAAGCGCGACCCGATAATGGGTACGACTACCTAACTCGCAATTTCACCGTGCGTGGGCGCATCGTGAGCATCGAACTAATCACCGAGCTTCTTGCCGAATTTGACCGGAGGCCGCGCTGATGGATACCTACTCAATTCGTATCGACGGCTCCGAAGTAGGCCGCGTATCCGGAGAGCGGATCGAGTGCGGCAAACGCCTGGTGGACAAGTGGTCAGAAAAGTTTGAGGACGACCTGCGACTGCTGAGAATCGTGCGCGATGGGAAGTCAGTCGCCGTGTTCTACGTGAGTGCTTCGGAAAATGTCACCGTGGAAAAGTTGCCCACGACCGTACAGGTGGCTGGCGTGTTGGCCGATAAAGAGTGGGCGGAGAAAAATGGAATTGTTCACGAGGAGGGCAAGTGAGGGATATGCTCGGCAACGAACTCAACCCCGGCGACTTGGTACACGTCAAGTACGGAAACGAGTGGGTGGGTGGCGTGCTCGTCAAAGTGCAGAACGGTGGATTGTCGCTCGGGATCTCCAACCCCACGCTGAAGAACGCGCCGCCGCAAGTCAGTGCGGACGTGATCGTGATGCAGGTTACGATTCCACTTGGCGGGAATCCGGGCCAGCCGCAGCCGCTTCTTGTTCGATTGGACTCCAAGAGCATGACGGAAGCGATTGTTGAATCTGCAATCAAGATGTGAGGGGACCGTGCCGGACATAGAGCGTTGTTGGCTATGCCACAAAATCTGCGAGAGGCCGTGGAATCCTCCCGACATCAACCCGGAAGATATGTGCGTATGCGGAGAACCTGAGCGAGAACCCGTCGAAGATCGGATTAGCTCGCTCGAAGAAAGCATTGAGCAGTTGAAAGAGATAGTGAGGGAGCCGAGACATGCCGGAAACTGAAACAAAAGTTCAAGTGGTCGAGCTTGTACGCCAAGAAGGAAATGTGTTCTGGGTGGGAGCCACCGGCTTCGCGGCAAGAGGCGAGCGCATCATCATCCGCGAGGACGAACACAAGTCCGGCTACGAGTGCTTGCGCTGCATGGACAAAGAACACCGCACGCTCGATGGCCAAGAAGTTTCGGTAGTTCCCTGCCCCGAGTGTAAGGGTGACGGAAAGCGGTTGAAGGCCGGAAACCCGACATTGACCGTCAAGTGCTCGGGGTGCGAGGGACGGGGGTTTGTTCCCTGCCCCGATTGTAGAGGAAAAGGAACATCAACGGGGATCATCATCCCCGACAACCAGAAAAGCGAGCCGATGACTGGAACTGTAGTCAGCGTTGGACCGGACGCAAAAGTCTACACGGTTGGAGACCGCGTGATGTTCCCCGCGTATTCCGGCCATCGCTCCACGATTACGACAAAAGAAAAAAAGAGCGAGCGGAAAGAGAAAGTGCGCGTGCGGTTTATCCAAGAGGGAGACGTGATCGCGCAACTGTATGGAGAGTTGGAACTGCGTTCGTTCGACGGATCGCAGGCGTTGTATACGAACGAGTGAGGGAACGGTGAACGCAGAACAGTTTGTCCAAGAACTTCAGAAGGCTGCCGCTGCCGTGGAGCGCGATGCTTGGGCTGCCAAAATTTACAAAGTCACCCATCTCGCAGGATTCTACGGAACGATTGATGGATCACACCACAAAATGTGGGTAATTGACCAGATGGTTAGAGAGCTTATGGGCGAACAGTACCAAGCATTCCGGGATGCCTACCCGCAGTGGGATGAAGGTATTGCTCCGTGAAGTGGAAAATCCTTCCTATTCCCGAAGTAGCCGAGGATTACGAAGGGCATTTTCGTGCCGTCAAATTGAACAGCCTCGGCAGCCTCTACTGGTTCGCAAAGCATGTTCTTGGAAAGACCCGCTTAACCACACTCCACAAATATCTCTGCTCTTTACTTGAGTCGGATGATCTCCGTCTGGTTCTCGAAGTCCCAATGGGAATGTTCAAAACCACTCTCTCAACCGCTCTTTCTATCTGGTGGGCACTCGAATTTAAAATCGAAGATGAGCACGAAATGGCGAAGTTGGGATACGGCAAGCGGTGGATGCAGTACATGAGAAGCGTCCACAATCCCAACACGCGAACGCTAGTTGCTCACGAAATCGACAAGCGGGCCGTGGACATCGGCAAGGAAGTAGACTTCGCCTACCAGGACAACGATTTGTTCCGGCAAGTGTTTGCGGGAATCTTGCCGGACAGGAATTGCGAGTGGAACGATCACGCGAAATATCAGAAGCGTAATCGGGATTTGATGATTGACCCCACAAACCCCACCTATGCCTACTGCGGAGTGGGCCACGCACTACAGGGAGTTCGAGCGGACAACACAATCGAAGATGACATATTCGGCCGCAAGGCGCAGAAGTCCATGCTCACCGGCGACGGCTCGATTGTCGAAGACACCATCCGCTGGCATCGCCAGTTAACGACGCGCATGGATACCAGCGGGAAAGCCACCCGGCAACTGATAACAGCTAACCGCTGGGGACACGCAGACCTGAATTCGTGGATTCGCAAGAATCAACCGCAATTTACATTTGAGACTCACGACGCGGAAGGCGGTTGCTGTAAGCGCCACCCTAAACATGGAGTTCCGATATTCCCGGAAGAGTTCTCCTGGGAAGTTTTGCAGCAAAAGAAAATTGATAATCCGCCCTACGACTACGCTCACTTCTACCGAAATGTCAGCGTGCTACCGGAAGAGTGTATTTTCAACAAGGCGTGGCTTCGAGACTTTCGATTCAAGGAAGCTGACCCGCGATTCTCGAAGGACGATTTACGGAACGCACTGATGATCGAGCACGCTATCTACGAAGGGAACGCTCTCAAGGACATCATGGCGGGGATACTCGAAATCACGATCATCGTGGACCCGATGCACGCTCGAAAAGTTAAGCGCGATAAGCACGTGATATGGTGCGTTGGCTTCGACTCGGAGAGTTCAAGAATCTATCTGCTGAGTCTGTGGCAGAAAGACTCCACCTACTCCACGCTCGTCGAGGAAATGTACAAGCAGTACGGCAACTGGACGATGCGAAATGGATTGAAGCAGGTAAAGACTCCGACCGTGTACATGGGCAAGACCGCGAAAGAATTGCTGGCGTTCTACCTGGCGGAGCGCGACAAGCGGGAAAAGGTTCCGCTGGACCCCATCGAATTCGAGGACGACGACTCCCTAGCAGCGATGAAGAACCGGATCGAATCGCTGGAACCAACTTTCAAGGCAGGGCAGATTTGGGTGAATCCAGAACAGGGACAGCAGAAAGAGTTCGTGGAAGACTACGAGAACTATCCCGCAGGGCAACTGAACGCGCTGGACGTGCTGGGCCACTACTCCAAGATCGTAGAAATTTCGGACAACAAACAAGCGAGAGACTTCTTGCGCCAACAGATGGCAGACTTCCAGAACAGGCAATCAGGGATTGCGGGGTACTGATGGGAAGTTTAGTTCAGTGTACTTCCCTCGTTGTCTTTTCGCCTCGGCATCATAAGCGCGAGCGGCTTCTTCCGCAGTTGTAAAAAACCCCACACACTTACCTCCAATTCGGACGCGCCACGGCTTTCTTCTGAAAGTATAACCTTTAGTTGCAAAATTGAAAAAATCAACGCCAAGATAACCACTCTGCGATTTTTTCTCCCTGATGCTGAATCGCGTGTTTCCAGCATTCTGCGTGTATGTACAGGGACGCAAGTTGCACTTTCGATTGTCTAGCGGGTTGTGGTTTATGTGATCGACTTTCCCGTTGTACCTAAGAACGAATTGATGCAGGTGAGTCGTGGTCCTTACGAAGTTTTTCTGAACAATTCTGCGGGCATAAAATACAATCTCCCCAACATATTGAGCGCGACATGCGTGCCACGCAAGAGCGGAAACTCGTTCAAAATCCTCCACGTCAACGATGGCGTTTTGTCCTTGCGTGAGGGGAATTAATCTGTAAGGCTTGTCTAGCGGCTGGGTAACGGCGTGCCGCACTTGAGGCGGTTTTCCGGGCATGATTCCTCCGATAAAGGAATTGTGCTACCCAGCTATAATAGCATACACTCCCCTACATGGCAGCCGTAACGACAAGCATTGAGGACGTTAGGCCGGATGAGTTCGCCCCATGCACTATTGAATTCGGCGCAGATGTTGAAAAAGAAATAAACCGATTCCTCGAACGACACATCAACTCCCGCATCGCCCAACTCCGCAACATCCATACCTCTAACCTGCCAAAGTGGAAGCGCATCGCTGAGGGCAGGCCACTCCAGAAAAACCGCTCGTTCCCGTTCGAGGGAGCTTCCAATCTTGTCCACCAAACTGCCGGCGAAGCGATTGACGACCTAGCGGCCAGAGTGTTGCAGCTTACGTGGATGACTTCACCCATCGTGCTCTACCGCTACTTCACGGGAACGGTAAAGCAGGACGAAGCGCAGATGTTCGCCCATCGCGCAAAGACTCTGATTCAGTTCATGGACTACGCGGCGTATGACCCTCGAGAACTGAATCTCTACCCGCGAGAAAATAAGTGGTGGTACGACGGAGCCGTGTGCGGCCGATCATGGGCCATTGTCGCGCCAGAGAGCAGAATCGAATCGGTCCACATTGGATACAAGGACACGGACAAGGGACGGAGGGCGCATTTTGAAAACAAAACCCTCTACGAAGGGCCGAAGGTAATAAACGCAGATTACGAAGATATTCTGTACGACCCCAACGTGAAGGTATTCGAGGAGACAGACCCGCTATTTCGACGCTGCACGCTGGACGTGCGAAAGATTCGAGAGCGCGTATTCAAGGGAACCTACCGCGCAGCAGACGCGAAAGAAGTTTTAGGGAAACCTGACCGATACGGACCCACCGACGTAAAAAAGCGCGAGAACCAAAAGAAGGGAATCGCGGATACCACCGACGACACGATGGCGGAGTGGGACATCTACGAATCCTACTTCTCCTGGTGGCACAACAAAAAGAAGCATCGGCTCATCGCGTGGTACCACTTACTGAGCAAGAGAATCCTGAACTGTGTTTACAACTTCATCCCCGACAACCAGATTCCGATTGTGGAAACACGGTTGACGGTGGATGGCCGCGGATTCCCCGACATTTTGGAGCACTACCAAGAAGAAATCTCCACGGCTAAAAACCAGCGCAACGACACGATCACCGTGTCCATGTGGGGGATCAACACCGTGGACCCGCAGAATAAAAATCTAGGTCCCAACTTCCGCCTCGCACCAAACGTGTTCCTGCCCGTGAAGAAAGACCAGTTCATGCACTACGACGTTGGCAACGCTGCGTTCGCCGGACTCTCGCTGCAAAACGAACAGGCGATGATTATGCAGTCGAAGGAACGTGCCGGCGTGGGACCAGCCATCTCGGGAGCGGGCGCTGGAGGGACAAACAAAAAAGGCGCGTACTCCGCGATGGGAACTCTGTCCGTGATGCAGGACGGAAACTCGCGCAACGATCACCGCACATCCGACTTCCGGCACTCGCACGTTGCGTTGATGTCCCTGCTCACGGACTTCTACGGATTCCTGGGGCTTGGGCGCAAGGGCAATTCTTTCGGGTTGGACGACGAGGTTTTGGAGCAAGCGCTGGACGATTACCTGAGCCGCAAGATGCGGATTCCTACACGCGCTGCCTCGGCAAGTCTCAACCGGGAAATTTCAAAGCAGAACCAAATCATTTTGAAGCAGGCGCACTCCGCTTACGTGAAGGAAATCAGTTCACAGTTGCAGGCGGTGATGAACGAAACACTCCCAATGGATTACCGGAAGTGGCTGCTCGGTGTTGTCAAGTCGAGCACAATGCTGATGCAGCAAATCTTCAAAGACTTTCAGGTGTCCGACAATCCAATGGAGTACGTTCCTGACATTGAAATAAAATTGACGGAACCGGGAGGGCCGCAACCAAATGGCGCGCCGCAAGGACAACAACCCCAACCAATCTCTGCGATGGCCAGTTCTCTTCAAAGACCCGGACAAGGCGGAATCCCTGTTCTCGGCGGAGGGATGGACGGAGCTTCTGGCGGATCTCCGCGCTAGGAAGCAAGAGTTGAGCGACGGGATCGTACATGACATTCCGCACACGCCTGAGAATGTGGCTCTGCAAAACTTTGATCGTGGATGCTGCTCTGTCGCGGAAGATTTGTTGGGACTCGAAGAAGAGTATCGGAAGTGGAAGGAACAAACGAAATGAAGATCATCAAGCATGGAAGATGCCTAAAGCTCCACCTGAACAACGGAGACGTTCACCTCGTAACGATTGGTTGGTGGAACAGGTTTTTGGAACAGCAAATAAAAGACTTGACAAGTACTGGTACGAATGGACTAACATCTGGTCCTAGAGGTACGGGTACCAATGTCTATCTGGAACCGCGAGAAGGAGCCGGGCGAAGAGGAAGTCAAAACGCCGCAGGATGAGTTAATCGCAAGGTTCAGCGCTGCGCTGGATGAGAAGTTGGCTCCGATCAAACAGCAAGTCGAACAGCAAGCCACCGAAGTAAAAACCCTCACGACAAAGTGGACCGCACTCGAATCCGAAGGAACACGCGCCGCAGAAGAGGAAGCTGCCCGCCGCCGCGCCGTCGAAGAGGGCGAACTTACTCCCGAACAAAAAGCAGAGAAAGAGCGCCAAGGACTTTTCGCGCAGACCGTGTTGACGAATGCTCGCATCACGGAAAACGAGTGCGCCGCATCGCTGGAACGCGACTTCCCTAAATTGGTTCCTGAGTTCCGCCAGATGTGCGCGAACACAGACTGGAAAGTGAAAGCGCTGTCAAATTACCAGGCGCAGTGCATGAACGCGATTGACGGACTGATTGGCCGCGAAGCTCGCAAGGGCGGCCTGCGTTACCAGAAGCAGACGGAAAAGTTTGTGATCGAAGACGGTGGTGGGCGCGGCAATGGCGAACGCGATCCACTGGTCGGCGGGGATTACGACTGGACCGATGAACGCAGCGGGCGAACGCTCACCGGAACCGAACAACTCGCCAAGATGGGGCTGAACGCCAAAGACCTTGCAGAAATGCAGAAGAGGGGGATGGTCTAATGCCAGTTTCGATGAAAGGCATCCCTCGCAAATTAGTGGAAACGATTGTCGAGAACAATGGAAACGATCCTTCAAGGTGGAACCAGGAACTCCGTGATTTGTTCGACACCACCATTGAGCCGGAACTTTGCTCCACACCGATCTCCGGAAAAGTGGACAAGTTTCTAAATCCCGACTTTCATTACTACTGGGCGTTCGACCGCGCAGAACGGCATGAGCGCGTGGAAGAGTTGCGTTACGCTGGCTGGGAATTTGCGACAACCAACGACGTGAAGATGTGCGCGGAATCCAGCGTCGTGAGCCGCAAGAAAGAAAAGGCGTCGAAGGACGGCGGAGAAGGATTCTCTGACGAGATTCGTAGCGGGGATCGCCGCTTGATGAAGTTGCCCATGAACGTCTGGCGCAAGCACAAGAAGGCGCAAAACATGGCGTCTTGGCAGCAGACTTATCCCCAGGCATTCGGCACCAACGGGCAGCAAATGGACGCGGCTTCGTTGATTCCCGGATTAAAAACGGAAATTATGGACCCCGCTGCCATTGAGCAAACACGGCAACGGGCAACGTCAACCAATTCCGTAATGGCAAAGGAGCGATAAACACATGCCAGCTTTCGCAGACGCAATCGAAGCATACGGCGACACCGGTGGAGCAACTTCCTACGACATCGAATGGCTCCCGGAAGAGGCCGGCCAAACCTTTCCCATTGGCGTGCCAGTTCAGGTGAACGCAGCGGACGGCGGCATTCAGCTTTGGGACGGCGCGACACTCACGGCAGGGATCGCGGGATTCTCTGTCGTGCAGGCACAGAATCTTGGGACCACTGGCCTTGGAGCCGCAGCACCATTCGGCCCGATTACGGGGCCGGGTTCCAACATTGGCAGCTACGCGCCGAACGCAACGCAGGCACTCGCGGTAATTTCGCCTCCAGGCGTTCCCATTTCCATCGGCCTTTCCGGTTACGCTGTAGCCGCGCCGATAACCAGATTCATCGCAAAAATTGGCAGCAGTTCCGGTACACCGAATGCGGTAGCCACAACCAATCAACAGGTCGGCGCCGCCTTCGGACTAACGAAAGACGCCATCAGTGGCTTCTGGTACGTGGATACAAACAAGACTGGCGCTAACGCGGCAGTCCGCATCGTCGGACTTGGCCAACTGGAAGCAGTCGGCACGGTTGGCGGGCACGTAATTTTCGTCGTGCTGGCCTCGGTCGCGCAACTTTTTGAGTAACGAATTGCACGAACAGTGCGTGGAGGATCGTTAAATGCCTGGAAATATCATGGTGCGCAACAACTTCCCGCCGCTTCTTGCGGCTGGTCTTCGGTACATTTTCTGGCAGGCCACCGACCTCAAGGAGCACGCTCCGCAGTTCACGCACTACATCAATGAGATGACATCGGAAGATGCCTACGAGATCGACTACGAACTCTCTGGTACCGGGCCGATGCCGATGATGCAGGAAGGCTCCGCGCCGGCTGCTGACGGTATCATTCAGGGCGGCACGCGGAAATACGTGCACATCCAATACGGACTTTTGACGGAAGCCACCCGGCAACTGGTCGCGGATGACAAGTACGGCATCATCAACAACGTGCCCAAGTCCCACGCACGGTCTGCACTCTACGCAGAAGAAGCGGTGTCGGCCTCGCTGTTCAACCTCGGCGGAACTTCCATCACCACCACGAACGGCGTTTCGCTGTTCAACACCGCGCAGCCTTTGATGGGCGGTTCACAGGCAACCGCACTAGCGCCGAACATTTCCACGGTCATCAATTCGGCTGGCACCTATCCTAACCGGCCAACTCCCGATTCCGACTTGACCAACACCGCGTTGCAGCAAGCGACCACCATGTTTGCGTTGCAACCGGACGACCGCGGCATCCCGATCCACGTCAAGCCAAAGTACCTGGTCCACGCAGAGCAGAACCGCCGCAACGTGCGCGAACTTTTGGGATCTGGCGGCGTGCCGGGTTCGAGCAATAACGAATTGAACTGGATTCAGGGCGAGCACTTCACCGGCCTAGAGTTAAACTATCTGACCACGCCGTTTGGGTGGGGCTTGCTGGCCGACAAAGAAGGCCACCAATTAAAAAAGTACAATCGTGAACCCCTGATGGCCGCGACCGACGACGATTTCAAGACAGAAGTTTTGCTGTTCAAGTCCACGATGAGATTTTCCGTGGGAGCGACCACCTGGCGTGGTACTTTTTGGTCGTTCGGGACTTAGTGATTTGTTTTCAATAGCTTACAGATATTTCGGAAAACGAGGGAACGTACAGGTGAACTGATGCCGCCACCGCCATTTCAAAACAACGCGCTCGGAATTTCGCCAGAATCACTGAACCAGTTCTGGGCCCAGTTCCTATTCTCTGGCAATCCGAACGGCGCGGTCATGGGGACAGTCGCCTCCGATATTGGCGCGAGCATCACGCTGACGACGGCCCAGTTGCTTGCCTTGCAGACAACGGCGGTGCAGCTTGTCGCTCCGCCTGTAATCACCGGAGGGACAATTTCCGTTCCGCCCGGTGGATTTCTCTACGTTCCAACAGCGCTGACTGCCGATTACGATTTCGAGGGAACTGCTTTTACCATTGGCAACGCGGACAACGCCTTCCAGATTGAATATACGGGGAAAACCACGAACTTGCTCTCAATGGCCGTGACGGGCCTTGTGGACCAGGCGGCGGACACTGTAGCAACAAATTTTGCGGCTGCAACTGGAACCAAATTCGCGGCAGCCAATTCTGCAAACTTAGGCTTGGAAGTTAAGTTGACAGGCACGACCCCAGCACTCACGCTCGGAAACGGGAATGTGACGCTGAACTTGCTGTACAATGTGTACGTTCTCTTCTGAGGAGGGTTTGATGGACTCGATGTTTCCACTGGATTTCGCGGCCAAATATCCACAAGGAAAGTATAAGGCCCTCCCCGGACCGGCTGGCGGATTGATAGCGTTGCAACTGACGAGCGCACAGTTGCTTGCGTTGCAATCTACCGCCGTGCAACTCGTTCCCGCCCCTGTGATTGGACCAGGCTACCAGTTGTATCCCGTTTCTCTCTACGCTGAATACGTTTTCAATTCAACTGCGTACACCATCGGCAACGCAGACAACGCGTTTCAGATCGAATACACCGGGAAAACCACGTCGCTCCTTTCGATGACGGTAACAGGACTTGTAGATCAGGTGGTATCAACCGCCGCCGTGCAGCAAGTAATTCTTGCAGGGGCGAAGATCGCCAAGACAAACTGCAACGGCCTGGGACTCGAAGTGAAATTGGCCGGCACGACTCCGGCACTGACGCTGGGCAACGGCGTTGTAAACCTCGTTCTTGGATACGACATTGTTACACTCTTCTGAGGTGAGCGATGCAGCATTTGGCCATATTGTCTGGTGGAAGGTTCGAGGATCGTCCCTTTCACATCGAATGTTCCTGCGGACCAGCGGGAGACTTTGCCACTGAGGACGCTGCGCGTTCGTGGATGCAACGCGCCCACTTCGATAGACTCACCGGCCTTTTCAAAACAGACATGATTTCGTTCTTGCCCGATCCTAACGTCGTACCGGAAGAAGCTCCCCTGCCGGATTTCGTTGATTCTTCTGCCACCCCCACAACTTCCGTTCCCGCTTCGGATTCGCGCCCGGAGCCGGGAGCGGAGGGAAAATCTGGTGACGCATGATTTGGAGAGGCGCGGGGGACTACACTTATTTCACTTGTCAGCGTACAAACTACAAGTGGCCGGTGGAGGATATGTCGTGGGACAACGGCTTGCTCGTCTGCAACTGGGCGAAGGACGGCGTCATTAACGGTTCGTTCGAGTTCAGGAGAGACATCGAGGCGGCGCGTGACCGCCGCGAGTTAGTACCAGACCCAAAGATCATCAATCCGGCTGACCCGAGCCAGCAACTTTTCAACTTGTCTGCAAGCGCTGGAGGGCTCTAGTCGTGTCCGATATTTCCGGGAATCCTTGGAACTTCACAAGTACCGATGCTGCTACGTCGGCGGCAATCACTTCGATTGTCCGCAATAACCAAGGTTCCGCGCTGATTACAACAACTGCTCCGCACGGCATGGCAGTAGACCAGTACATTTCTATCCAGGGCACCACGGTAACGGGATGGCGCGGCGGGTACCGCATACTCACGGTGCCCAGCACGACGACTCTGCTAGTGGCGATCACTCCACAGCAAGCTACGTTGGCGAACAACGGCGCGAATGGCAACGTGCTTACCGCGGCGTACATGCAACTCATCGAAGTTACACAGATGTTGTGGGATACACCGGTTGCGGCTGCCGTGTTGTTGATAACAGATTTGACGGGACGCACCGTGTGGAATCCAACCGCACCCACTGCGGGCGGACCACTTACGTACATGAAGGCGTTCCCAGTTTTTGGGTTAGTACTAAATACGATACCGAATGGAACTTTGCAGATTTCTGTCTAGAATAGGAGACATCTATGGCAATATCAGCGCTGGCAAATATTCAGGAAAATTTCTTGGGAGACGGAACTACCACGACCGTCAATATTGACTTAAGCCGCCTCACCATAGTTAATGGTTTCAATTTACCCTGTTCCATACTTCGGCCTAACAACCTTCCCACGGGAGTCCACGGGATAACGGTAGATAGTTCAAGTTCTGGATTTACTTCGTCAGTATCAGGAAGCACGCTGACACTAACTTTCACGACTGCTCCAAATTCAAATCTACATACCGTGAACGGACAAATAGCATTTAGCCAATTCTAGTCGAGGCGGAAATGTGGCCATACAGATCAAAGGCGATGGTTCCTTTTCTATCGAATATGAAGGCCCATACGGTGGGCTTAACGTCGAAGCACCAGAAACCTTAATCTCCGACAAAGAATCTCCCTCTTTCAACAACTTCATGCTTCGCAACGCGGAACTACGGTCGCGCCCGAAACTCGCCCTGCCTTTCAACAACACCATCTTCAATGGCGGAGAACCGTTTCAGGTAGGCGTCTCGTCCTTTATTGATGCGAATGGCGTGTACCACACTGTGACATGGGCGGAGACGGATTTTCTCCAGTACGACCCGACATTGTTGCCAGCCACTCCGTGGAGGATTGTGGGGCCAGCGGGACCAAACGCCCTCTCACGAAATCCACTTTCTTACCGAACCTTCGCAAACAAAATCTACTACGCAACGACTGGATTTATTTCTGCATTTCCAATAACCACACCCTTTGTTGCATATTGGGATGGAATCACAGCGGCGCCAATTTTCCAGCAGACCTACAGTGATGCTTCTACATCCAACTCTATCGCGGGAATATCGAAAGCCAATTCTCCAACGGTTGGCGGTGGGCTGCCTGGTGGACCTACGATTGTCGGGCCAATCGCTATTGGCGCTGGCTATCTGTCGGAGCTAAACAATCAACTCCTCCTCGCGAATGTCAGCATCAAGGACCAGGGCACCAACATAATTTACAACTTCTCGAATATGATTTGGTGGAGCGCGAACGGCCTGCCGTTACAGTGGGACCCCACCGTAAACACAAGCGCCGGTTTCAACCCGTTCTTGGATGTGCAAGACCAAATTACCGGATTGGCCATGCTGGGAATCGCCGGGTATATTTTCCGCACTTTCGGGATCACGCAGATGACGCCCACCGGAAGTGCCGTGACGCCGTGGGAGTTCGATCATATGTGGGCCAGCGAGCATGGAATCGGCAACGTGTTCCCGTGGTCCATCGCGCAATATGGACCAACCGCGGCGTTTGTGGCGCAGGACAACATCTATTCTCTAAGCGTGACAAACGCGCAACCGATTGGCGGGAAAGCGCGGGACGCGATCATGGCAGACTTAGCCAATGCAGCATGGCCTCCCGTAGCCAACATCATCCCAATATTCAAGAATGGTTACGTCTACCTTACCTACATGATATTGATACCATTCGCCGGATTCGTTAGAAATTACGTTTATTCTTTTGATGACAAGAACTGGGCAACGTGGGACTTGGCGATTCCGCAGGCGTCAATCTTCCAGCAACTTAGCTGTGCGCCGAACGTGGTTTAGAAAAGAGAGTTTATGCCATCTAACGGAGGAACGCCCGCAGCACTGAACCTCCTATTGATTCCTGCCACTTTATTTTCTGGTGGGTTGATTGCAACAATGTACACGTTTGACACGACAAATTTCAACGACCCAAACAGCGGAAGTTTCTACGACTGGAAAGTAGAGGACGTGATCGCTGGACGAACGCCGACAATCAACCGCGTCATCATTTCGTACCGCGATTTGGGAGTTGCGAGTCTATTCGTGAACTTGAGTGGCACCAACGACGCAGGTAAACCAGTGAACAAATCCACCACCATTTCCATTGGCAATGCCGTGCCACTTGGTATCATCTTGACGACGCTGGTGGGGATTTCACTGTCAGGGCAAAACCTTCAACTGTCCATCGTGAGAGCGGCAAATGCTGGGCCAGTCTCGATTACGAAAGTGCGGATGGAGGGGAAAGTGGAGACAACGACCTACTAACATGCGCCCGCAATCCACGTGTTTGGGAGATGAAAAAGTTCCACGCAACGTAGCGCGTTGGAACGAGAGAAACGCGAGAGTGCTCGCGGGCAACATCCACTACGGCTCCACGATGTCCAATGCGGACAAAGACAAGAACATGAACTGCTGGAAGGCGACAGGGGTAACACCGGGCACCGCGAACACGGATTTTACGATTCAACATTCACTCGGGAGAATTCCACTAACGATCAATGGGCAGGATGGAAATAACGGAGGCGTACTCTACCGCGGCTCAGTTGCGTGGAGTAAAACAAGTGTAACCATTCGGTGCACGACAGCGAATATGCAGTACAATGTGATTCTGATATGACGTGGCCGTACATCGCGGGATTTTTTGATGGGGAAGGAAGCATCGTTGTGCATCGGGGGAATCATGGGGTGTTTCGTATTCAGATAGTACAGAGCGAGCAAAATGGCGGGGAGGCGGTTCTTAAAGAGATTGCATCCTTCTTAGAGCAATATGGAATACACTCCAACATTCATCGCTCTAAAAAGAGAGAAGGGCATTGCTGCATGTTCAGTTTGAATATCGGACAACTCCACAGCGTAGTAAAATTCCTTAAATTCTTATTTCCATATCTCCGAGTCAAGAGGAGTCTGGCTCAAGATGTGATTCGCTACGCAGCGATTTTCCCAAACTACCGAGATTCGGGGATTTATCGTGGTTTTTGCGAACCCCATATTCCACGACCGTGGCTTGAGTGCGCCACTCACAACAGGAATAGGTCTCATAAAATAACGCAGCAGACAGCGCAGGAAATTATTTCCTTAAAGGGGACTGGCATATTCCAGAAAGATGTGGCTAGGAAATTCGGGGTAAGTAGGTCACTAATAGAGCACATGTGGCTTGGTAAAAGATGGAACTGGGCCAACTCTTAGTGCGGGGAGTAAAAGAGTGTCGACGCCTAACCTAAACGTACTCCTCAGTGCATCCATTGCGACCTACGACAACCAGGTTGCCAACACCCCACTGCTTTCTAACGTGAATCCAGGAAGTCTGCCATTTGGAGCAGCGGCGAGTTTCAGGGACGACTATCTCCCTGCACCAGTTGGAGGGATCGCGCTGGGTTTGCCCACTTCCCCTGCGTATGTTGTGTGGGTACGAAACCGTCACGCAACCGCAAGTCTAGGAATCACACTGACGTTTCTAGTCATCGGCGTTCAGCAGGTTTTCATCGGTCCAGGAGATCCGTTCCTTTGGTACAACGCGAGCAAATCCAGTGGACTCACCGCGCTATCCTTGACTGGCATATTGGCGACCGTTCCGTGCGAAGTGTATTTGGCGGGGTGAGCAAATGCCTACGGCACCTCCAGCGGCAACGAACATCACGGTAAACAGCCTCATCCCCGAGGTACAGGGATGGTTGCAGAATCGGTCGGATGCCGACGAATCGCAAAGCAACGTCACAATGCGTCCTTCGTTTTGGCTGAAGCGTGCGCTGCAAGAATTGACGGCCAACTACGAATTTGAAGAATTGAAAGTCAGCGGCCCGGTTGTGAACATCGGTCCCGGCCTCGGATTCAAAGGCTCTAACTATGCGTATCCCGTTGCGTACTTCCTGAATCCGGGTGACGACGTAACTCTCACATTCGATCCAGTGATTTTCCTGACGCCGGGGCAAGCGCAACAAGCCGGGATTGCGACAAGCGCTGCCAACACCGTTGGCTACAGCATGGATTACATGAGTGAAAAATCCATTCAGTCTCTCCTCTTCATCTCAGGCGGAGTACCGTTCCGCTACACTCGGCACGGGAGTCAATTTTGGTTCGGTTCGGCACCCGGCGCCGTATACCAGGTGTACTTGCCGTATCAGGTGAGGCACCCGTTTAACGACGAAAATCTGACATCCTCTCCAGTGCGTCTTCCTTCCGACTGGCACGAGATTGCCTCGATTGCGGCCGCCGAGCGCGGAGCCACGAAATTACGCTGGAATGACCAGGCGATTTTCTTGCACAACGTACTTTACGGCGACCCAGAAGACCCGCAGAAACCCGGATTGATTGCCGCACATCTCTTGCAACCGGATCGCGATAGAAGGCTTTCCCCTATGACTTTGCAAGTGGGGTATGATAGGTACTAATTATGGCATCCATTGGCAATCCCGTCTTAGCGATGCAGGATTCAAACTGGTCGAGTCTTTTGCCGGGGCGTAATCCCACTGGCAGCACCGGGAGCGGCGTATCAAGCGTCCCGTCAAGCGGTTCCAAGAGTGGCCAGAATCCTATCTTGCCGCCCACAAATCTGCCGGCTGGAGCACCTGCACCGAATCCTTATGGCGGTGGAGTTATACCGTCTTTCGGAGCGAACTCTGGCGGGTACTCGCCGGTAAGTTTAGTTCCCGGAGGTGGAAGCACCGGATTGTTGCCGGGAAGTGGCGGTGGAACTGGTACCGGAACAGGGAGTTCCGTTGGTGGCATTTTGAGTGGCATGTCTCCCGCCGACATCAAGCGGATGCACGACGAACTTGGCAACACGTATGGCAACGGCGTAGCCGCTGCGATTATGAGTTTCCTGCAAGGCGGAGCTGGGTTCAATCAGAACGCGATCAATAATTTGTTCGCTTCGTTGCAGCCGGGAATCGAGCGCGGAACTGAATCGCTGATG